ATCGTTGTTCAAGCTGTTAGACAAGCCATGGCTAATGTAGTTCCAGGTTGTCTACAAGTTATGAAATGGATTGAAACTGAGGTAGCAAACGCTCTTAAACGTGGAGAAACACACTTAGAATGGGTGACCCCATCTGGATTTGTAGTTGTCCAACGTTTAATGAAGAAGAAAACAGAGACTGTTGACCTTAAATTATTAGGGCGCTGCAGACTTACTGTTGCTACAGTAGATGGAGATCAAGTAGATAAGAACAGACATAAAGCTGCTACAGCACCTAACCTTATCCATTCGCT